AAAGCCTTCTTTCCGACCCTGAGCAGCTGCTTATGACAACACCGTTCTACCGCGGTATCAAGGAGGGAGGACACAGACAACTAAGTACGCCCAAGGAGGTTTACTTAACGGATAAGGTAAGAGCGGAGCTTCCGTGTATCAAACGCATGGCGGTATCGCAGGAGAAATTCTCACGCGAGCTGGACGTCTACTCCCATGACGTACTCTTTGATGACAACATCCCCGCCATCACGGTAAAGACCAACGAGGGAGGTTATCTTGAAATCAAGCAGTACAGGGTGGGTGTACCCTTTCAGGTGATTATCCGCAACAAGCAGGTGCGGCATCTCTGCGTGAATCCGATTATCTTTACCCTTGCCAACAGCGACCCCTCCGACAAGCAGATGGAGAACTTCGTCCGCATCAAGGATGCTTGGGTGAGCAAGAATATGGAAGGTATAAAGACGAAGTTCGTTGAGAATCAGAAATCCTACGGAAACGCAGGCCTTCTCTTCTATATGGATGACGGAAAGGTAAACGCCCGAAACATCAGCTTCGAGGATGGGTACAAGATTATCACCCATAAGAACAACAACGGGAAGCACATTCTTGAATGCCTTTACTACGTGGTAAATGACGTTGAGTACATAGATTGCTACGATGATACATACTTTACCCGCCTTACCAATGAGATTACCGTAGACCAGAGAGGCGCTGTTACATCTTCTTGGAAGAGATACCCCTCCGTTGCGCATGGATTCTCGGAGAACCCGCTTATCACGCACAGGGGCGATGTAGCATGGAACGAGGCGCAGAGTGATATTGAAGCCTATGAATCACTTTACAACACATTCCTTGTGATTCAGAAGCGTCATGGATGGGGAATCATCTATATCAAAGGACAGCTTCAGAACAACGGTCAGAAGATTGCCGGCAACGTGGTACTCGTTGATAACTCAGGAAACCCTGAAAGCGATGCCAAGATACTTGACGCGCCCTCTCCGCAGAACATGATTGACACATTGAAGGAGATGAAACGTACCATTGAGATGTCAGCCGGCACAACCATCATTCTTCCCGAAGACATCAACATCAGTTCCGACATCAGCGGTCTTGCGGTTGAGCTTACGCAGGAGATAGATATGGCAACCGCACAGCACGGTGTTATCGAGTGGCAGAACGTAGCCAGCAAGATGCAGCGCTTATTCAGCGAAGGTCTTGCCCGCGAGCTTGTCTACAGTGGGGAGAACCCGACTGCCATTACGGAGTTTGACGACCTTAGAATCAATGCCAAGTTCCAAGTATGGAAGCCTAAGTCAGAGGAGGCGCACAACGTCATGGTAGAGGCAGCATACGGGGCAGGTATCATCTCGGAGCAGACAGCAGTGGAAAAGAACACCCTCTCCAATCCTGATGAGCTTATGCGTATCAAGAAAGAGAAGAAGGAAAAGGAAGATGAGGAAGCAAGAAAGCTCGCAGAGCAGAGCAACGAGGCAGCTGCGACCTCTCAGACGAGCACCACTTCTTCGGTTGAGAAATAATGGTAAATTATTTGTTTTGGATATATAAAACATTATTTTTGCTTTATGATTCGACAATTACTAAAAATACGAACATACGTAAACGGGACGGATGAAGACCCTGCGTTTCACGACATAGAAATATCTGAATATAAATATACCGTGTCGCGTATGGGACTTCCTTCCATTACGGCAACGGTCTACTATAAGGACTGTCTTGATGATGAGTTCAATGGAGAGCAGTATGTAAAGTTCAACGACGAGAACTTCTTCATTGACTTCACCCCAACATCTTCCAAGCAGAATACAGACCTTCTCTATAAGCATGAGATAACATTTCACTCCGAGAGAGAGGTGCTTGGCAATGTCTACTTTACGGACTCCGTTCATGAGTATTCTCTTACCAAGGACAAGCCTTGTTCCAACTCAACGAGCTTCAAGTTCTACGGCAACATAAAGGAGTTCGTAGACCGTCTTAACTGCGCCCTGCTCTTTGCTGGGGTTGGCGATTCAATCCTTCAGACAAAGACCTATCTTACAACGGAAGATACTCCCGTTGGCGATGGTTTCTGCGCCATGATAGACCCACTTACCGATTTTGACTACGAGGAATCAGAGGAGCTGTCATTTGATGATTTGAAAATTCTCGCAGCTATCGAAGAGGTGTACAACACGCTGGAGATAACCTATGAGTTCCACGGAAGAAAAATCATATTTGGTGGAATGTCAAATACCGTCAACCGCACGTTCAAGTACGGCAGCGAGAGTGAACTTCTTTCCATAACGAAGACAAACTCAAACAACAAGATTGTCAACAAGGTATCATTCAAAGGCTCGGAGGATAACATTCCGCACTACTACCCCAACCTTAGCGAGTTCTCGAACATCGCACTTACCAGTCAGAAGGTACAGATAAAAACACCCGAGCTTCTTGTTGATAAGGTAAGAGAGAATACGGATGTAACCTGCCGGATAATAGAGGGTGGCTATGCTTTGTGGGATAAGGACTTCTTGGAGTTCAACAACGATTCTGTTGAGCCGAACAAGGCATATCCGCTCGAAGAAAGGCCAGCCTCACTTTGGCTGCGTGTTGGTATCAAGACAACCGGCAGATGCGACTTGTCGGTATCCGACGTAAGGGGAATATTCACGTTTAAAGATAAAGACCGCCCATCCGAGGAGGTCAACTTCATCACATACGTTCCGCCAATCAACGCAGATGGCCCAAAGTTCTATCTCTACGACCAAGACCAGAACTTCATTACCTATGCCTATGAGATGAATGGTGTCGTGGAGTGTGGTATCGTGGAGGAAGGTCTTTACTCGCTTGTTATTGATACCGGGTTCCCTACATATAAATATTATGTTCATGACTATGTAACAAACACTGACACTCAGGTAAATGACGTCACATCGCTCACCATTACCAATGTGGCAGTCAACGGAGACTCTAAGGTGACGTATTCATACGTCAGTGGAGAGGATTCATTCAGCACATTGGCAGAGATTGGATGCGTCGGCAACCTTTCTAACGGAGAGTCCTTCCGCTGGTACACATCCTCGCGAATCGAGTATCAGAGCAACCTGATGCCATCCATTTACCGGTCAACAGCAGGAGCGGAACGCTTCTACTACGCAGAGAACAATACATTTGTTGACCCTGATACGGGAGAATATTACCATTTCAACAACCCGTTCAAGGCAGGTAAGCCAAGCGACTATATCCTTACCGATGAAGATATAATGCCCACCATTGAAGGTATTGAAAACTCAAAAGGAGAGCTTTTTGGCGAGATAGCAGATATTGCGTTCGATGATGATGATAGCGATGCGCTGAAAGCGGACGTTGATGATGATGGCACGCTCTCTGCAGAGAACTATGAGCACTCCTACTTCTACATAAAGCTGCATATCTATGATGGAGAGAATGGATTCGATTTGTTCGGCAGTGCTACGCAGACGGATTCCATGACTATCAACATGACAAGTGGCAGCTGCAATGGATGTAAGTTCCTTATTCAGTCTACGAAATTCGAGAACGAGGAAGGGTATTACTACTTCAAGAACCCGGTGCTTGTAAAAGAACCGGATGGCGACATAGTAGATGGTTCGTACAGCGACAAGGTGCTTGGTGATACGGTGGTGGAAAGAGAGCTGCAATCATATCAGCAATATACCAACAAGAACAGTATATGGATTTGCGTCCAGAAGGATGTTTCCACCTTTGGCGTGATATGCCCGAACGCGGAGAATAACTACAAACCCTCTGTTGGCGATAAGTTCAAAATCACCAATATTAACCTTCCGCAGTCGTATATCTTGGCGGCAGAGAAGAGAGGAGAAGAGGAGGCGATTCGATATATGGCGGAGAACAATGATGAAAAGTTCACCTTCTCCATTGACTTCTCGCGTATCTTCTTTGCGGAGAACCCGCTTGTACTGAAGGAAATAAGCGAGTATTCAAAGCTCGACGTCCAGTATAACAAGAAGATATACAATCTGTATGTTTCATCCTTTACCTATGAATGTAAGGGAAGTGAGCTTCTTCCTGAAATATCCGTCGAGTTATCGGAAGATGTGGAAACCAGTTATTCCTTCCAAGAGCAGATAGTAGACAGGGTTCAGTCCATCATCGCCAACTCAGGTGTTTATGGAAGCGGCAGCGGAAGCGGAGCAGGACTTACGGCTTCGCAGATTGACAGGCGCTATCTTAGAAAGGATGCTGATGATACAGCAAGCGGTACCATCACATTCAAGAATGGTTATAAGTCATACGGAAACAGTAAGTTTGGCGATTTTGTTACCGGTCTTGTTTACGGTAAAGGCGGTCAGATTGATGAGCTTGGCAATGCCGAGTTCGAAAGCATTATCTCTCGCGGATTCATCCAAACCCCCGAATTAAGGTTCAACAGGGTAGACACAGTAAGCGGAGAGCTATGGAACAGTATCGCCTTTGGAACAATCGAATCGGTAGATACAGAGAAATGTCTTGCGACGCTTAAACTTGAAGAGGGCGAAGCAGCCACTATCAAGGTATCGGATATTTGTCGCGGTATCTTCTCTAACTTCGGCAACGGGGAGCAGACGGAAGAAGTAGACGAGTGCGGTTTTCAGCGAATATACGGCTTCTCAACGAGCTACTTTACCCCGACGGATATTATCGTCAACCAAACGGGTAAATGTCAGTTCAGATATGCGCTCAAAGCAGGGACGACCGTTCATCCAAGTGCTGCGATGAAGTTTGCCGTTTATGGAAACTTCACTGACAAATCACGTCAGGCAAGTGCGTATATGACAAGAACATATACACGTTATCTGAGCGGAGTAAACACGTGGGAGATAGAGCCTAACAGAAATATCGTCGCGCAGTACGGTCTTCTCGATGGGCTTACAATCGGCTCGATGGAGATGTCAGGCTATGGTTCGTTTCAGTCGAATGCCTACTTTAAGGGTGTGATTGTCAAGTTTACCCCTTCACAGCTGAAAGAGCTGAAAGGCGAATCAGCCTACTCCGTCACCCTTACCAATGAAGAGGCGGTAGTGAAGGTGAACAGCGATGGCGAGGTTATCAGCCTTTTGGAGGATGTCAATGTAACAGCAGACGGAGAGAACGTAACAGCCGACGGAGTAAACGTAATCGTCAAGGAGAACACCATCAATACCCGTATTCAGGCATACAGAGGAAGTACGGAGCTGTTCTTTAGCCCTACGTATCAGGAGGGTGGCTATACGGTGGCTATCAATACGGTAGGATGTGAAGCAAGTGTTGTCAACGGTCTTCTGTTTGTAACAAGTATCAGTGATGCGGATAACGCATACATCGACCTATATGTTTCCTGCGAGGGCAATGCCACGTTCGAGAAACGTTTCTCCATTACAAGTGTGATGTCGGGAGAAAGCACCATTACTGCTGACCTTACCAACGAGATGACAAGCGTCGCCTGCGACAGCGATGGAAACCTGCTCTTCGGACTTCCCTTCGAAACGAGCGTTAATATGTGGTACGGCAACCTCTCTCTTGCCATTGACAAGGTAGAGCTGATAGATAACAGCGATGTAACAGCGAGTGTGGACGGTAACAAGGTTACTGTAAGCGATATTCAGAAGGGTACGGAGAGTGTTCAACTTGGCATTAAAGCCACAACGACCTATTCAGAGAAGAAGTACGAAAGAACGGTTTACCTGACTATTCTAAGACAGCTTGCAGGAGCGGACGCGGTAATCTATGACCTTCTTCCTTCGGTTAACGCTATCTCCCTTAGAAAGGATGGAAGCTACTCGGTAAGTGAGGTTAGTTGCTCTCTTAAATATCAGACGAAAGATTCTCAGGGGATAATGAGCAGCCTTCCTGATGGGTATTCAATGCGGTACAGCTACGACCATACCGCAGGATATTACACCTACGGAAGCTACGTCAAGGTAGAAACAAGCGACAGTATCACGTTCAGCTTGTATTTTGGTGACACACTTGTTGATACGGAAACCATTCCCGTTGTGCATGACGGAGCGGACGGAGCAGCAGGTAAAGACGGTAAGGATGGAAAGGACGGAGCAGCAGGTAAAGACGGAGAGAAGGGTGAAGACGGTACAAGCATAACGATTGTAAGCAAGACAATCACCTATGCGGTAACAGATACGTATGTTCAGCCTGCCGATTCAGCCTTTACCTATACAAGCTACCCGACCGCAAGCGAGAACAAGTATATATGGTCTAAGACAACCGTTGTTTACTCCGATGGCACTACGACAAACACCTACGGATGTACGAAGGTTGGCTATAACGGTACGAGTGTTACGGTAAGCTCCGTAACGACAGAGTACGGATATTCAAGTTCTGATGAAACAGAGCCGACCACGTGGTATGTGAAGCGTCAGACGTGGAACAAGGGAGTGTACGAATGGCAGAGAACAAGAACGATATTCTCCGACGGTACTTCGTATTACACCTATACCACTACGTACAAACCTTTCGATGGAGAGGAGGGCGCAGCAGGAACAAGCGTCCTGCAGGTGTTCAGATACGACACGGAGAAGCCTTCTACCCCCGATAGCGGAGAAACACCCAGTGGGTGGAAGAAAACCTCCAATGCCTACAACCTTACGTGTACGGTTTCAAAGGGCGACGGATGGACGGAGAGTGATGGCGTGTATTACTCGCCCAAGGAAACAGCCGACAGTACCACGTACAAGTCAAAGATTACCTTTACTGCGAGTGAGGATAATTCTATTCTCTTCCTTGGCGTGGGTGCTTCAACGGAGAGCGGATATGATATGGCGGTAGTTGGCAAGATTGATTCAGATACGATTGACAAGTCTGACTGCACCGCTGCTGTTTCGGGAGAGGACTATCAGACAGTCAAACTGGAGATACCGACAAAAGGCACGCACTACGTATGGGTAGCCTACGTAAAGGATGGAAGTAAATCAGATGGCGACGACCAAATATCATTTACCATCTCGACAATCGACAACCTTTACACATCGTTTGGCTACACAACGACAAGTGGCGATGTGGTATGGAGCGAGCCTATCAGGGTTACAGCGGATACCTCAGAGGAAGAGTATATCTACCTTCTCTCGGACAGTTCTGCCATTCCTTCTGCTCCTGCGACCGCTGCAACGGACAGAGGGAAGGACGGTTTATTACCCGTTATAACGAAGTATTCCTACGCTAGCGATACGACCTACTCGGCAGGGGATGAAATTGCCTATAACGGCAAGTATTACCGCTGCAAGGTGGGATGCAAGAACATTGTCCCGACCAACAGTAATTACTGGCTGCAAATATACTCTTGGAGCAAGGAGATAAGCGCGGTGACAAGCGACTTCCCTTATCAGTACGTAACCAAACGTATCAAGCAGATTGTCTGGACGAATTGGGGCGAGCCTTGGCTGTTTAATATGTACGGAAGAGAGGGCGAAAGAGGAAAGAACGGTGTTATCGTAAGACTAAGAGGCGTTTGGGATGCAAGTGTTACGGATTACGTCTACAATGATGAGTATCGGGATGTAGTTATCTATGAAGGTAACAAATATCAGGTGCTTAATCAAGGTACGACGGTTCCTGCAGGCAGTATTCCCTCTGTCGACAGCGGCAGCGACAACAACGGCATTTGGGAGATGGCAGACACGTTCAACTTCATCGCCACTGACACGCTTATTGCTGACAGTGGTAATATCGGTGGTTTCTCCTTCTCGACCTCAAAGAACGCGGACAAGACGGATAAACTCGTTAACGGTCACACGGTCGGATGGCTCTCTTCCGTGGAAACGGATGATAATGGCGACCCCGTGCTGCAGTTAAACTCGGAAACGGGAGAGATAAAGGCTTCCAAGGGTACGTTTTCGGGAGATGTGAAGGTGCAGCAGGGAAATACCATCGTTAGAATCTCTGCAAACGGCACGTCGGGAATGTCTATCCTTTCAGGAGAAACGGAGAATACAGCGGTGGAAAAGACCTCTTTTACTGGCGATGAAATGACCTACGACCAACTATTTTCTGGCAGTGCTGCCTCTAGTGTAGAGATTAAGGATGGCGATAGAAAAGGTCTTGCAGGTGATGCAATAACGCTTAATGCCGAGAAACTTAATACAAGTAATTGGGATGTCAGCTACAAGACATGGGATGGCAGTGCATCAGGAACAGACCTTTTTGCTGACTATTCATTTACAAAATTCACTGTCAATCAGACCTCACTTGTGACGTTTACCGCGATAAACGGAGGAAACATCATTGAAACATACATCAAGTGGGATTCCATATCAGGTTCAGAAGGCCCGATGGGTAATGTATCAGTCAGCCAACGCTTGCAGTTCTCTCTTGTAAGGGTGAGCGATGGTGTGGAGATTTCTCTATGGACGATGGATGAAAGTCCCGACCTCTTTGATTTAACTGGTTCTATCAATCACAGCACAGAGAGTATATCCGTAAAACTTGACGCAGGAACATATAAGTTAAAGGCATACTCTTACATGGACGCTTTTGTTGATAAAAAGAGCTATTTGGGTTCACTCGATGTTGTTACGAACATCTATGCAATGAATGTTTCCATCGACCCGTCCATTTACCGCAGTATGTTCTTCGGCAATGGTTTTGCAATCGGAACATCGCTCCTGCAACGCTCGCAGATGATTGTAGAGGACAGTATCATGGACTTTACAACCGTTTCGGGCAATGGTGGTATCAAGGTATCTAGCGGAGTTCTCTACTTCAAGATTGGCGGCAGCTGGTATCAGGTGGGAGTAAACGGCACGACGATAAGTTTAACGAAAAAGGATAATGTAAAATAATTGTTTATGGCAGATACAGCAGAAATGACAAATAGGGAAATGATAGACTTCACGACCCTAAGCGGACTGGGCAGCGGTGATTATATCGTCGTTGTTCAGTCAGGCGGAGCAGGTGGAAAGCTCCAAAAGTCCGTCTTTGTCAGCCTTATCAACTCCGAGTGCAAGCCCTCTATCAAGGATGGTACTTGGTGGGTTGGCGGAGAGGATTTGGAGATAGAAGCCGAAGGCAAGACCGCAGAGTTTCAGAAGAGCGACCTCGGTATTGAGTGGAAATACACAAGCGAAAGTACATGGAAACTCCTTGTCGCCTTTGATGATATTCGGTTAAGGTTTCAAGACTTAACGGACGAGCAAAAGGCGGAGATTACCCCTTCGCTTGAAGATATGACCGATGCGTTCTTGGAGCATTTGACAGAGGAAGCAAATCAAAGACTTGCCAATGCAGACAAGGCGGTGGAGGAAGCTAACAGTGCGGTGGAGAAAGCAGGCAAGGCGGTGGATAATGCCAATGCCGCAGCGACGACCGCGAAAACGGCAGCAAGCACGGCAAACTCGGCAGCGCAGACAGCCACGACTGCTGCAAGTAATGCAAACTCGGCAGCAAACTCGGCAAAGATGCAGTCGGACAGAGCGAAGAACTATGCCGACCATCCAAGCAAGATTGGCGACAATGGCAACTGGTATGTCTGGAGCGAGAGCAAGAACGCTTACGTAGATACAGGCACAAGTGCTTCGGGAGATATGCTCTTTCCTGCCTTTGACGTGACGGATGATATGCACCTTACGGTAGAATACAGCAAGGAAGAGAGATTTGAGTTGAATACTAACGGACATTTAATACTTAATTAATATGGCAACAGATTTAGGTAAGGTAGGGGTAGTCTTCAAGGGTGACTACTCCTCTACTACAAGTTACGAAAGAAACGATGTGGTATATAGCGGTAATTCCTCCTATGTATCAGTCGTGGATAACAACAAGGGAAATGCCGTAACCAACACGTCTTATTGGAAGATAATGGTGGATGGCTCGAAAGCAACGGCGGCAGCAACGGCAGCAAACACAGCCGCGGATAATGCAAACAAGGTAGCAGCAAGCGTACAGACAACCATCGACAGCCTGCAGAGCGAGATTACCAAACTCGATGAGCTAAGCTCTCTGCAACCGCGGTATTACGTAGCAGGATGGGTAGATGATAACCTATCGGCAACAGCGAGTGAAACGCATGGCGACGTGACAGAGATTCAGGACTTGTTCTACCCCGTACTGATAGACCACACGGACAATACGGCAGGGGAAAGAAACAAGCCGAAAGTCCTCACGCAGAACAACGCATTAAGATATAAGGACGGTACGTTTGCTCCTGCGGTTGGTATTACGGAAGAACAGCGTGCCGAGTGTGACGTCGCTCTTTATCTTGACGCTTCGGCAAGCAACAAATACTGCGACGCAGGGGAGTTTGACGCGGAATCCTTCTACACAGAGTATGGTGTAAGTCAGAAGCTCTACAATGCTTCGGGAGCAGAGGTCAGAATCCTGCGCCCTTGGGAAACGACAAGCACGGACTACTCTATCATGGTAGCCAACGTAAAGCCTTTTTATTACCTTGGCGACGCAATCGGAAAGTCAGGAAAGCGTTGGAAGGGTGCCTTTCTTTCGGGAACGGATTGGGACGGTATCGACCTTACTCCGTGGAAGGTTGAAACGACCGCTTTCTCTCCTTCGGGAGTGGGCACAATAAACGGCAAGACGCGCAGTTTCTTCTTCGACTATAAGATTGGCGATGCTAACTCTATTGGAAAAGTGGGTATTGGTTCTTGCTGTCAGTGGTTCTATAACAACGGTTTCTATCCGAGAACAAACGACTGTCAGCAAGTTAACCTGATGAACTGGTCTAGAGCCAACAACTCCGACACAACCGCTTCCGTTCCTTTTGCCGAGGGCGGTTTCTTTTGGTATGACGCATTTAACGGAGTGCATGAAGCTGTTTATGGTACAAACTATATCCATGATGCGAATACCTTCTCTTCGGGTATCTCCGCCAATGACGCCTGCTCTAGTGAAGATACATGGAAAGCAAACGGTGGTATGAGATACAAGGAAACATCTTCCTCTACTTGGGTTTATGCAGGATGGGGGACAGACCCGTCGGGTATCAAATATACGGGAACAACGTCGTGTGGTAATGCGTCCAACTTAGCTAACCAATATGCTCCGAAGGAAAGAGTAAACGAAGCTATCATTGTCAGCTCTTACGCAGTGGAAACGGGAGTAGCGGAAGGAACAGAGTTTGAGTGCTACGGTAATACATATTGGTGGAAGTCCATCTCTTCGGCTAAGGGCGGAGGACTGAATATGCGCCTTTACAAGAAGATGACGGGACAGATTTCAGCAAACAACGCTTCGGGTACGGCAACTACCTTTGACGTGGAGATGATTCTTCGCCTTGGCGTACTGGATGGCTGTTCACATTCGGGAGATATTTGGAAGTATACAGGTGGTGGCGCGGAGGTTATCGCGCGAAAGACGAAGAGCGGTACTGGACTTACGGGAACACCGCTGAAAATGTATGTTCAACCCGACCAAACGAAGTGGGGACGCGAAACGACTATCACCACGACAGAGAAGTTCTCACTTGAAGACAGCTATATCTACTTGGGTGACAGTGTTACGCAGTCATATAACTGGGCAGCTAAAAGGTATGCTTTCTCGCCTTGGAAGAAGCTGTCAGGCGGTTCTGTAAGTACGGGTATGTGTTTCTACGGTTATACGCTCGACTATTACGAATGGTATGGTGCTACCACCTCTAATGCTATCAGAGTTGCTTTGCGTTTTGGCGGTAGTGCGCGTGACACTTATTGCGCTCGTCGTAGTGCGACTGGCGATGTTGGAGCTTCTAATACGTACGTCTCTTATGGAGGGTTTGCTCAAGTTCTGATAGAGCTTTAGCGTTAGGCGCAGCAGCGCTGCAAGCGCAATAAAGGGCGATGCAATCGCCCCGCCTTTTAATTCTCGGGAAAAAAGTTTGGAGAGTTGAAAATTTATACTATCTTTGCAAACGCTGTTCAAAACCGACAAGTTGCACATTGGGATGCAACCTCCGAATCGGTGGAGTACAGCTGCGATAAGAGTTCTTTATCAAAGCCTCTTTGCGTTTTGGCGGTAATGCGAATGACACTAATTGCGCTCGTCGTAGTGCGAATTGCAATAATGGAGCTTCTAATACGAACGTCAATAATGGAGGGTTTGCTAAAGTTTTGAGCGTTTAAAGCTACCTCAAAGCAGGAAAGATGAAGGACTTACGCGAAAGACGTAAAATATAAGACAAGCACCTAAATTCAGAGTGGGTGTGCAAGTAACTCTTGCGAAACGCTCAGAACTTGATTCTCATGGAAGTTAACATACAACTCATCGAAAAAGCTATCAAGAAGGCATCGAAAGGCAGGAAAAGCCGATTCGATGTCCTCTTGGCTTTAAGAGATAAAGAGTATGCAAGGAACATCTTTGAGGATATAAAAACAAAGGCATACTTAGAGAAAATAAGCTACAAAAGGGGAGAAGTAACGAACAAAAACGGTAAGCACCGCACAACATTTCAACCTTCTTTTTATACACTTGTCCTTCAATATGTAGCAATTTCCTTAATCATGCCTGCCTACAAAAGAAGGGAAGTCCACGTAGGACTGAACTGTCTTAAAGGAAGAGGTATCACAGCCGGGAAAAGAAACAACTCCGTATTAAAGCGCGTAAAGCACGCAGTATATGACCGCAGGGACTTGAAATACGTTCTCTGTATTGATATGCGCAAATGCTATGAGCATATCAGGGAAAGCGTAGTCAGGAAGCAGCTGAAAAAGCTCGGTTTCTACGGAGAAGAAAATGACTTCATCGTTTCACTTTCCTTTGTTGGCTCAATCTTCCCCGTAGGTACACCGCTCTCACCTGTCATCCACCATGTTATATTACTTGACTTTGACAAGAAGATAAAGTCCGAGTGCATGATGGTTCGCTATGCTGACAATGTTATCTGTTTCCTAAAAGACAAGGAGCAGGCAAATAAAGTCAAGTGGCGAATCATGTTCCATTGGTGGTACGAACTTAGGATAAGGGCAAAGAGAAGCGAGATAATCCTTCAACCTATTGATATGCCCGTAGATATATGCGGATATATCGTAAGAAGAAGTAACCACATTAATCACCATAACAAGGGAACAACAAAGGTAAGGCTTTCAACCATCCGCAGTGCGAAGAAGTCAAACGATAGAAATTACAGCAGCTACTTCGGACTGCTAAAGGAAGCCGACTGTTACTCCCTGCTTTTAACCATTGAAAAGAAAATGAAGCTTCGCGAGCTAACTAATACTATAAAGATAGAGAGAAAACTTGACGCACAGCAAATATCCGTCAAGGAACTTGCCGATAATGGAGTTACCTTCTTTATTCACGATTACGAAATAAAATACGACAGCAGCAACAATCCCAACTGGCTCAAATGTCTGATAGGTATTCCGCAGGACGGAATAAACATAGCACGCGAGTTCCACGGCTCATACTCCTCCCTTGCAGCATTCCTTCACGAATGCGAACAATCCTACCCGAAAGAACAAATCCTACCCTTGGAAGATGTTACAATCGTATCACACAGCGGATATATTTTCAAAGATAGTACAAAACTTACAGAATTTTTGTAACTTTGTCACATACAGATAGTTTCACTAAAAAAGGAGGTAAAAATGATTGTAAACAAGACAGAAGTCCCCTCGACGCAGGAGGAGGACGTCAACAAGGGTAAGACCTTGTGGAAAGACGGTAAGTGTATCGCTCTTGACGAAGGCTCTCACATGACGTACTTTATCGCCCATGAGAAGTCCGTTAGACAAGAGCAGGTACCGACAGAGGATGGCAGCTTTGAGTTTAAGGAAGTTGAAACGACCATCGCCTATCCAATCCGCACGGAGAAACCTGCTACGCGCGACAGTCTTATCAACGCAGCGGAGATGGCAGCGTATCACCTTTCGGATGCAATGGCGGTAGCTTCTTTCACGGCTTCAATGGCACGCAAGTTCAGAGAGGACGCGACAGACGCAGAGGTCGCAGAGCATGACGAGTTCATCGCTTGGGTAAAGACAGAACTGACTAAAATCGGTGTGTAATGGAAGTCAGTCAGGCATTAGATGTCGCCAAGGGCATATCAGACTATGGCTATTTGGCAATTAGTGCAGGATTCTTCCTTATCCTTACGGCTCTTCTTTGGGTAGCTTGCTTTAAGTGGTTTAAGTCCACCATCACGGGAGTAATCGACAGAGATAACTCAATGGTTTCAGAACTGCTTAAAGAAACGAAAGCGCAGAATGAGATGTTGTCTGATATTGTGGAAGGTCTTAGACCTGAAACGCAGATAAAGATTCAGACCATCACAAAGACTTTTTTCGAGCTGTCGCAGGAGAAGGTTCTTCAATTCATTACCCGTGTAAGGACAGAGAATCACATCGCCAACCGTGAAGCTACGCAGGCGAAGATTCGAAACCTTATCACTAACCTTCACACGAGCCGCAACATCAAGCTCGACTGTTTCCGCTTCCGTGGAAGGAAACTTCCGCAGTTCACATCGGACGAGTGGATTGACTGGGTATGCGAGGTGGTGGAGAAAGAAGTCTACGACAAGCCGAATCCTGCAAGGGAGAGAACAAACGTGAAAACGGTCTATGAGAGAATTGAGAACGACTTGAATCAGCATATCAACGGCTAATCTTTAAGTCGTGGTTCTTTATTTCTAATCCTTTAAAAACGAAAAACAATGAAAACGAAAATCAGCAAATGGTGGAAATTCCGAACAATCAATCTGTTTGGACTTGTTTTGGCAGGTAAAGAGTTAACTGACGAAGAAGAGAGAAGATTCGCTCTTCAAACTTGTCAGATGAAAGACCTTAACTACATCGGTTATATCATTTGGTTTAACCTGGAGTGGCTAGTTCAGTTAATTGCCCACGGTTACAGAGCGGTGGACTATGTATGCTTTACACGGGAATGGGAGTTTAATAAATACAACAAAGACTATCTCTTAACCCGTAACAAGCTCGATTTCTTCAAGTATTTAAATGGGAGGGAGTAAGATGGAAAGTAGAGGTATCAGAAACAACAACCCACTGAACATCAGAAAGTCTTCTGACAAGTGGCAGGGACTGAGTGAAAATCAGACCGACAGCGCGTTTTTTCAGTTCAAGACGATGGCTTATGGCTTCCGTGCAGCAATTAAAATCCTGCAGACGTACCACACAAAGTACAAGTGTGTTTCGATAGCGGACTACATCAATAGGTGGGCACCAAGCATCGAGAACAACACTGCGCGTTATATCCGTGTGGTGTGTAACAGATTGCAGGTTCCTTCCGTTTACACTCTTGACACAAGCAGCAAGGCGGATATGTGCAACCTTGTTGCTGCAATGGCTTACATGGAGAATGGTGTGGAAGTGGATATGAAGGACGTTGAGGAAGGATGGAGGTTGCTATGAGAGGTTTAGTGTATATCTTCCTTGCGCTCTTTCTTGGTTCCTGCATGACGCACAAGAACATTCCGCAGGTTGTGGAGAAGGTTATCCGCGACACGGTAAATGTCGTGCGCGTTGATACGGTAAGGCAGGTAATCAAGCAGAACGTGAAGGATTCTACATCACGGGATAAGGTGGTTAGAGAAGTGCTTGATTCGCTTGGCAATGTCAAGAAAAGGGAAGTGACAACGGTTGTCTACAAGTATGCTCAGAACAATGAGCTTGTGGATTATTATCGCGCGAAGTATGATTCACTCTCGAAAGCAAGAGTGGATTCTGTTCCCTATCCGGTCTATGTGGAGAAGAATCTAAGCAGGTGGCAGAGTGCGAAGGTAAAGTATGGTGGGTACGCATTTCTTCTTTGCGCAGGATTTTTTGTTTGGGGAGCAAAAATGCTCTTCAAAAAGTACGTGAAGAAGGAATAATTAGTATATTTGTGGCGTAATCATTTGTAGAAGCTTTGGACTGTTTGTCTAAAAAAGAAAGGGAATAACCGTGAGGCTACTCCCTTTTCTTTTGCTATTTGCTCGGACGCTATTTGCCCGAAAGCCACTTGCTCGGAATATTGCTTAGAATTTTCTTAAAGTTATACACTGTCTTTCTTTTCTTGTCCTTTTCCATCAGGTGCCGGCTAATGAAGTTCCTTACATTCTCAGCCCTCTGATTATACCTTGTCTTAATCTCTTCAAGGCTTATCTCGCTTACCAAATGCTCTTCGGCTATGGCGCAGATAGATTGCAGCTCGGAGGATGTACACTCGTTATGCTCTACCTGATACTGCCAATGACGAAGCATTTCAAGCACAAAATCCTTCGCTGTCATTTTAGGAATAGTTTATATGCGTTAAGTAGTGATAGTAAGAATATGATTACAACGGCTGCAATATCCGCATAGACTACCGTGCAGGACAGCTCCGAAACGTAATCATCGTAAAGGGAAATAAACATCGGTACCAATGGAAGCACGCACTCTATTCTATGCCAAACACATAGCTTTAAGGAGTACGACAATAGTACAAATGTTGTTACTACAAAAGGTGATACATATACCATTTGGTCTAAAAGATA